AGAGGATGTAGATGAGCGATATGAATATTACCACAGAGTTGAAGAAAAAGTCCCTTTTGATCTTGAGATGTTCAATCTCATTACTCGCGGCGGTGTTCGTAAAAAGACCCTTAATGTAGTCATGGCGGCTTCGGGTGTAGGTAAGAGTGCTTTCCTATGCCATCATGCTGCTGCCTGTTTGGCACAGAACTTGAATGTTCTTTACATCACGCTTGAGATGGCCGAGGAAGAGATTGCAAAGCGTATTGATGCAAACTTGCTCAATACAGATATGCATGACCTTGAGCGTATGCCGTTGACCCAATATGAGGGCAAGGTTGACACCCTAAGAAAGACTTGCCGTGGCAAACTTATCATCAAGGAATATCCTACCGCTGCCGCAAACGTAACCCACTTCCGTAATCTCATGGAAGAGTTGAAGATTAAGAAAAAATTTGTTCCCGATGTAATCTTTGTTGATTACTTGAACATTTGCTCCTGCGCCCGCTTCAAGTTGGGCAATGGTATGAACAGTTATACCTATGTCAAAGGCATTGCAGAGGAGTTAAGAGGGCTTGCAAAGCAGTTCAATGTCCCTCTATGGACAGCCACTCAGGTCAACCGTGAAGGTGCAAAGAGCAGCGACATGGAGATGACAGATACCTCTGAAAGTTTTGGTCTACCCCAGACTGCTGATCTGTTTTTTGCTTTGATTGAGACCGATGAACTTGCCGAGGCAGGACAACTCATGGTCAAGCAGTTGAAGAATCGTGGAAACGATACAACTAAGAATAAGAAGTTCTTGGTAGGTGTCAACAAGTCTAAGATGAAGTTTTTTGATGTTGACAATGGAAACAATAACTTGGTAAATTCAAATAATACTGACGAAGAAGGATTTGGTTCCGGCTTTGATGGAGCATCTTTTGATCCACAATTTGGAAAAAAGAAGAACAAAGTTGTTAGTTGGACATTTGAAGAGACTAAGTGATGAGTATATATATCGATAAGAAGTATGTGAATCTTTGTTCCGGTTCCCTTGAGAAGTTCAAGTGGAAGAAGGATAACCTAGCGACTTGCCGATGCTTCAAGTGCGGGGACTCAGTAAGGAACAAGACGAAGACAAGAGGTTACTTCTTCGAACACAAAGGAAGCTATGTTTACAAGTGTCATAATTGCGGATTTGCTTGTGGTGTATATGGTGTTCTTGAAAGTGTCTGCCCAAATCTCTGCAAAGAATACACATTCGAGAACTTTAGAGAAAAAGAACCAGAGAGACCCGTCGAACAACCAAAACAACAAACTGAAAGTTTGTTTACCGATCTCGGCGTTAGGCTTGACAGGCTAAACCCGGATCATAAGGCAGTAAAATATGTTGAGTCTAGAGAAATTCCGAAAGAAAAATATAGCAACTTTTATTACTGCAGTGATTTTAGTAAAATCCTGCGAACTTTTGGCAAAGAAGGCAGAAAGGAAGATCGATTGGTTATTCCTTTCTATGATGAGACCGGAGAGTTGCTGGGTGTCCAAGGGCGGTCGTTTAATGAGTGCAAAGATGCAATCCGCTATATCACGCTCAAACGACCGGGTTGCGAAAATCTTTGGTATAATCTAGACAAAGTAGATCCCCGTGAGACTGTGTATGTCACAGAGGGTCCTATTGACTCTATGTTCATTCCTAATGCTGTTGCCATGCAAGGAGCAAAATGGATGGATGAACTGCCAGAGAAGATCAAGAAGTCAAAGGTAGTATTTATTTTTGACAATGAACCAAGAAATCATGAAATCGTCAGCATCGTTGGCAAGTACATTGATGCTGGCAGAGATGTGGTTGTTTGGCCTGAAGAGATAAATAAAAAAGATATCAATGATTTAGTTTTGGCTTATGGCATCTCCAAAACTGTGAGTCTTGTAATAAACAATGTTTATTCTGGACTAAAGGCGAAGATGCGTTATACTTATTGGAAGCGAGTTTAAATATGGAAAATAACGAAGAATTACCAGAAGACATGTCTGAAGAAATGCTAGACATGATCAGCAAGGCTTATATCAATTTTACAGGAAGATTCAGCGACTACATCAAGGAAATGGATCCAGAACTCTGGGCACGTGCAAGAGCATACGCTGCAGACTATGTTGATGTTCCTGGTGTTACACTTGAAATTATTGATGAGGATGATGTAAATGACACAGACGACAACAAGCACGGCGCAGATTAAGTATCCTGTTTTGGATCACGGTCATGTTGATTTGATTGATTACATGGGATCGGATCTCAGTGTTGTCAATGCTGCAAGAGTTTCATTTAACAAAGAAAGTTCTTGGGACAGTGATCATCATTGGACCGGAGCGCAAAAGAAGATTCTATCCGAGAAGGATCAGAAACTAATTTCTTATCTTGCAAAACACAATCACTTCACTCCATTCTGCCACCCACAGGTGAGTCTTCGTATCAAGTGCCCGATTTTTGTTCGCGCACAACTTGGTAAGCATCAGGTTGGTCTCGTAATGAATGAAGTCAGCAGACGCTATGTTACATACGAGCCAGAGATCTATGTTCCTTTCTGGCGCTCGGCTCCTACCAATGGAGCAAAGCAAGGTAGTAGCGGTCCTATTGAAGATATGGACAAGTGTATTTCTTTGCGCCAAGAATACACAACCGTTTCAAATGAATGTTTGAAACTTTACAATGATCTAATAGGAGAAGGCGTCGCACCGGAACAAGCAAGATCAATTTTGCCGCAGGGCACATACACGGAGTTTGTATGGACGGGTTCTTTGTATGCCTTTGCACGTGTTTATAATCTTCGAATTGACGCACACGCTCAATGGGAAGTTCAGGAATATGCTAAGGCAATTGACAAAATTTTGGCACCAATTTTTCCAGTCTCGTGGAAGACTTTGACATCTAAATAAGGAACCCAATTAGGAGTTAACAATATGGCAGAAAATTTATCACCATTTCAATCGTTTATTTTCATCTCGCGCTATTCTCGCTGGCTACCAGAGAAGAATCGTCGTGAGACATGGGATGAGTGTGTAGATCGTTGGTGGAATTATTTCACTGGCAAGGTTCCTCAATTGCTTGAGCGCCCAGACGTGAAGGAAGCAATTTTAAATCTAGAAGTTCTTCCTTCTATGCGTAGTCTTATGACTGCTGGTCCTGCTCTAGACCATGATAACACTTGCTTGTACAATTGTTCTTATCTACCGATTGATTCTATCCAATCATTTGCAGAGTTGTTTGTTGTATTGATGAACGGAACCGGCGTTGGCTATTCTGTTGAACATCAATACACTGATAAACTTCCAACAGTTGCAAACAAGATTGAAAAAGAATTCAACATCACTTATGTTGTTGAAGATTCAAAGGAAGGGTGGGGCAACGCAATCAAGTTCATTATCGAACACTTGTATGCAGGTCGTCATGTAAAGTGGGATCTAAGCAAGATTCGTCCTGCTGGTGCAAGACTCAAGACCTTTGGTGGTCGTGCAAGTGGTCCTGCTCCTCTTGACAACCTATTCAAGTTTGCTGTCAAGTTGTTCTACAATGCACAAGGCCGTAGACTAACTGCCCTTGAATGCCATGATCTCTGCTGTGCCATTGCTAACGCAGTAATCGTCGGTGGTGTTCGTCGTTCTGCTATGATCTCGTTGAGCGATCTATCTGATCGTGAGATGGCTCTATGCAAGAGCGGTGCATGGTGGGAGCAGGCTGGCTTCCGTTCATACGCCAACAACTCTGCTGTCTATCGTGGCCGTCCTCCAATGGGCCAGTTCCTAGAGGAATGGACTTCGCTATACAACAGCCACAGCGGTGAGCGTGGAATGATCAATCGTAATGCTTTGCAAGCACAGGCTGCTATGTGGGGTCGTGATGCAAACTGTGAGTATGGCACAAATCCATGCTCAGAGATTATTCTGAAACCATTTGAGTTCTGCAATCTTTCAACTGTTGTTGTTCGCCCCGATGACACTCAGGCAACATTGAAGAGAAAGATTGAGATTGCAACAATCATTGGAACAGTTCAATCGACATTTACAAACTTCCCATACCTTCGTGAAGATTGGAAGAAGAACTGTGAAGATGAAAGATTGCTAGGTGTTAGCATGACAGGAATTTTTGATAATAAACTCACCAGCGGGCTTGAAGGTAAGCCAAAACTCGTGAGATTGCTTGAGACACTTCGTGACCATGCTACGGCCACGAATCTCAAGTGGGCAGATAAGTTGGGGATTGGCCCCAGCAAATCGATTACATGCGTGAAGCCCGAAGGCACTACATCGTGTTTGGTGGACTCTGCCTCCGGTCTCCATCCTCGCTATGCGGAATATTATTTCCGTAGAATTCGTTTGGACAAGAAAGATCCTCTATATGAACTCATGAAGGATCAAGGCGTCCCGTGTGAAGATGATGTAATCAACCCAACTTCTACTGCCGTCTTTACATTTGCGATGAAGGCTCCAAAGGGAACTATGACCACAGAAGAACTTCGCGCACTAGACCATCTTGATTTGTGGAAGACTTATCAAGAACATTACTGCCACCACAAGCCATCGATTACCGTTAACTATAGGGATTCTGAATTCCTTGAAGTAGGTAACTGGCTATGGGAAAACTTTGATATCGCAACCGGTATCTCTTTCCTTCCCGGTGGGGACAGCCACACTTATGCTCAGGCCCCCTTCGAGCAGATTGATTCAGCAACCTATGCGGCACACCCCAAGGTTAAAGTTAACTTTGGTAATCTGTCAAAATACGAGGCTGAAGACAAGACTGAATCAGCAAGAGAGTATGCCTGCAGCGCTGGCGGTTGCCAGATAGTGTGAATCAGATAAAAAACTCCTAGGGATTTCCCTCCGCGAAGTTCGGAGGGTTTTTTATTTTATGGATAAATATCATAGAGGCTATGTTTACTATGATGATCGGTATTGACTACTCTATATCCTGCCCGTGTTTATGCCTTTACGATGAACGGAAAGAATTTAAATTTGACAACTGCTATTTTTATTATCTAACCAATACTAAAAAATATGCAGATAAAATTGCTCCAAATATTACTGGAGAATCTTTTCAGGAATATGTGGCCGATGTAGATCGGT